TAGCAGAATCTGCTCCATTAGCGTTTGTTAAAGTTGCAAATACTCTTGGATCTACTAGCCTTATAAATGGTGGCTTACAAAAGCCAACAGAAGTTTATGATGATGATAGTGCATACGATGCTGCAACAGGTATTTATACTGTTCCTGAAACAGGAAGGTATGATATAAGTTTTTATGTTAGGTTAAGTAAGAATTCAATTAATGGATGGTGGCCAAATACAGCATCACCATATAACCCTGATCAAATTCCAAATCTTACAGCTGGTATTCATAACGCTACAACTTCAAAAGATTTAATATCTAATAGTTGTTCTCCTGTAGTAAGAATGGATTCTGCTCATATGGCAGGAAGTGCAACTGGTGTTACTTTAACTCAAGGAAATCAATTAAAATTATATGCTCTTATACTAGGTGATTTTGACTATGCTCCTGTAGCAGGGGATGTAATTAGATTATCAATTCGTAAATCAATAAGATAAAATAAAATTATTATGCAAATAGCAAATACAAACAATCAACTAAGAATAACTAGAGGCTCGGATATAGAGTTCTATAATTTTTCATCAATGAAATCTGTATCTTGGAGACAAGATAAAGATTTAAACTATTATTTAGTTATAACATTTAATATAGACACAGGAGATGCTACATTAGAAATAAAGCTTTCTGACGTAACTTCTCCGGGTGGATGGGCAAATACTGCCGCAGGTATACAGAGTGCTGTAGGAGATATGTCTACATGGATGACATCAACAACTTCTTCTGGTTTATTAACTAGCATTCTTGCTTCACTTCAAGCAGGTAGAGAATTTGAATCTAGATTAGTTAAAGATAACGCTGGAGTTCTTTGGAATGAAATAAGATTTATGGATACGGATACAGGAGCATTTACCGTACAACATCTTGATGCTTCTGGAACAGGAGGCTCTCCGTCATTGCCAGTAACATTTGTAGATTCAACAGCTACATTAGCGTCTATTCTTGCAAAGAATACTGAGATAGAAACAACGGCTAATGCTATTGAAACAAGTAATGCTGCTATTTTGCTTGATACAGCAGCTATAGATACTTCTACAGCTGGTATTCTTGCTGATACTGCTGTAATAGAGACTAACACTACAGGTATATTGGCAGATACCGCTGTAATTGAAACCAATACTACAGGAATACTTGCGGATACTGCTTCTATAGATACTTCTACGGCTGGAATTTTAGCGGATACCGCAGTTATTGAAACCAATACTACAGGTATTCTAGCTGACACAGCAGCTATAGATACTGCAACAGCAGCTATTAATACTTCTACTTCAAAAGCAGACAATGTAGCGGCTATGGTTAGACTTAGTGGTACAGGTACTACTACAATATCTGAGTTAGTAAAATCAATATCTATTTATAATGCATCTGATACTCATACAGGAACTATAAATATTGGTGGTGCTGGTGCTGTAAATTTACTGCCAGGGGAAACTGTTAACTTTGATGCAGGAGGAAACGCTAATACATTTGCAGATGATTACTTTGTAATTTCTGCTGGTCATGCATCAGGGGATGTTTTAGTTATTTATACATACTAATTATTATGGGTGTTTCAATTAACACAACTAAGTCTTTAGGGGTGTCTATGGGAAGCAGGATAACCCCTCCAAAAGCTAGTGCTAGTAGTTTTTCAAATGCTAAATCAATAGATTTGGATGGTGCTAATATGTATGTAAATTGTGGCCCTTTAAATTCAATTCTTGGTGTTAACGCATGGTCAGTATCAGCTTGGATAAATAGAGATACAGGAACTACTTCACAAACTATAATAAACATAAAAGAAAATACTTACCATGGTCATGATTTTCAAATATTTCATAATGAGAATCTTACAAGAATTGATGTTAATGTAAACGGAGCAAATGCTTTTAGAAATACTAGTGTGTCTTTAAATGATGATCAATGGTATCACTTATTAGTAATATGTGATAAAACTGAAAGTCCAAATGCTAATAAGTGTAAAGTATATTTAGACGGAACAATATTAACAAATTCTGGTGGGACTAATATGCAACAAATAGCAGATACAAACAATGATCTTACAATTGGTATGCAACTAAAAGGAACATCTACACCATATCAAAAAACTGCTCAATGGAATGGATTGATTGATGAAGTTGCATTTTGGGATAAAGCGTTATCAGCATCTGAAGCAAGTGATGTATATAACGGAGGAACTCCAGGAGATTTAAGTTCTATGTCAAATTTAACAAATTGGTGGAGAATGGGAGATGTTAATGGTGCAACTGGAGTAACAGTACCAGACCAAGGAAGTGAAGGAGCTGATGCTACTTTGATAAACTCAGCAGCATACAGTAGTAATGTACCAACATAAAAAATAAATAATAATGGCTTATAATAATTTTACATACGCAACTATAAGTATAGATGATTTAAATAAAATTGATTTTAATCAAGTAGGAGAAACTTCTGCTCAAACAATAAGAAAGTCTTTAGACTCGACCAAGTTTTTTATTAAATGGAAAAGTTTACCAACTTTTATTGAAGATGAAACAGTTATTCCTATACAAACATATACTCATAAAGAGATATTAGCTGAATTAGCTGGGGAAGAATGGACTGATTCTGATCCAGTCTTATAAAAAGATGGGAGTCTCTATAAATACCAATAAGACTCTAGGAGTTGGCTCAGGATCTAGAATTATAGCTCCTCAAACTTCTGCGTTTACAAACACAAAATCGGTTGAATTTGACGGTACAAATGATTATATTTCATTATCTTCAGCGACAACGCATTCCGATAATTTAAGCGTTAGTTTTTGGATAAAAGGAGTAGATTATGGCAATACCTAATATAGTAAACGTAGCAACAATTCACGCAGAATCTGTTGTTGGTGA